ATAAGTTATATGTTTACTAATCATCTAATTTTATTAATAAAGTTTTGCATTTCCATACTTGATGCCTTTATTTTAAATGATAAATCAGCGACATATTGCATTCTAACCCTACCGGTTTTATCCATAATAACAATTACAGGGACCGCACTAATACTTTTTTGTACATCTTTTGGCTGATCTTTTAAATAGCTAAATTTTACAATAACACCATTTAATTCACTTAAATCATAATTATTTTTGACATTCCATTTTGCATTAATCTGCAAAACAGTAATATCTTGAGCTTTAACACAAACCGCAACCAATACAAATATCACACATAATATATAATTTTTCATTTACTAATTATTTCAAACAATTTTTGATCAATATTTTTTAGAGCATCACTATTTTCCTCAACTTTAGTTCCAGTATTCATGATAGTTTCTCTAATTAATTGATCTTTTAAATCATATTCAGTTCTGCTTATTTCTGGCTTTGGCAGCTCTTTAGCTTCTTGTATATCCGCTTGTAAAGCAAACCACATACCAATAAGAGTTGACAAAGCAATACCAATACCAATTAAAGATTTAATACTTATGTTTAAATTTGTTTCCTCACTTAATTCTTTACTCATTTTTTCTGCCTTTAATTTTTTGTATTGTATAAATAATAGTAGCCAGTAATAAAATTATTCTTAATGAAACTTCAATATTAGTCAAAGAAATCCCTAGTGCTATTGTATTCATTATATATAATTTCATGCTTGTACCTTCCATTTTAATTTGTTTGTTCAACTTTGTTTGATAATTCTAATATTCCTCTAAAATAACTATGATCAATAGAATCATCTTCTAAATAAGTTACACCAGCATTTTGCACAGCATAACAATTAAAATCATAAGCACTTAAATCAAATGCACTTTGATTTTTAGTAACTAATAAATTTGTTATTTGATTCATAATATCGTTAGCACTTAAATCACCACCACTATCACCACTAAATCTAGTGACAACCTCAATTCTAGTAATACATTCAACATTGTATTTACTTTGGTTGTCATCAATTGAATTAGTAGATAAACCATAAACCCTAATAAAAGGATAAGCTGCGACTGTTGGCACTCTATTATAAATAGGAACAACAGATCCGTTTGACGTTATGTTACCAGTTAAGGCATTTAAAACTTTTAATCTTATGTATTTAATTGGATCTTTCACTTAGTTATTTTGTTTATATCTCTTTGAATACCATCTAATAATCTCTTTAACCCCCTTCTAACAGCTGGAAAAAAATAAGGTTGAGGATGTATATTAACTTTTCTTTTTCCTTCACCCTTATATAATCTTTTTATCTCAGATGCTGGGATCCCTACTTTTTCAGCTTCGCTAACATCAACATATCTGCCAGTTCCAAATTCTTGATATGCAGCATATTTAGTTTTAGCAAATATAGCGGCTCTGTTTCCTTTTGCTTCACTACCTATGTTCTGCTTCAATGTACCGCCAAATAATTCGGCAGATGGAGCTTCTTGAGCAGCATCATTTGCAATACTCATTGCAGCGTGAGCAATATTATCAGCTAAATCTTGTTTAGACAGCTTTTTTAACTCATTAATCTTATTAACTAAGAGTTTCATGTCATTCTGATTTATTTTAACCTCTATTGCTGCCATTAATCAATTTTAGTACCAATTATTTTAGTGTAATATTTTAATTCACTTTGAAACAAGTCATTAACTCTATACGTCTCATTATTGCCTTCGATTTGAAATATCCAATCCTCAGTCGCATTAGCATTAACATCATCAATGGTTCTAGCTCTACATATAACCTCAACTTGTGTTTTAGTGCTTCTTTGCCCATTGTTAGTGTCTCTTTTACCGCTTATTTGTTTAACATCACCCCAAATGGTTCCATAAGTAGTTACTGTGTTAGTAAAGCCGCCAAAACCATCAGCTGATTTAATTAATTGCTTAATTATTATTCTAGTATTTAGTTCACCTGGATTCATTATAGAAACATTGCTTTATATGAATTTAAAATATCTCTAGTATCAGTCGGTATTTCTGACGTAATTGTACCAGTTACAAAATCAGTTCTGTTTTCGTAATATGTTGATGCTAACTGTAAAATAGCTTGTTGTAAAAGAGAATCATTTAATCCAGATGTTATATAAACAACAGTAACATTAACCGCTGGACCACCATCTAATTCAATGGTTTCATTATCCAAACCGATATTTGTAAATGTTACAGTTATTAAATTTGCAACAATACTAGTAATTGAGCTAACTGGACCAAAAGGAATGCTAAATAACCCATTTGTAGCATCCAGGAAATAAGATCTATTTTTTGAGACAATATCCCTAGATATATAATTTTCACACCAGATCCTGGCTTGTGTAATCATCCTGGTTATTAATGCATCATCTGCTGATGTATCAATCCTTGCATACAGCTTTAAATCTGCTGATGATACAATTTCAGATCCAATTGTGGAATTAATTTTTACTTGTCTCATTTTTTGTTTCTTTTGAATCTAGTTTTAATTCTTTAGTTTCCTTTTTTGGCTTAGCTTCTTTTTTAATTATAGATTCACCCCAACCTTTTGAAATCCATTTTGATAAATTAGATTCGTTAATTTCTATTATATCGCCCTGTTTATAATTACGACCTTCTTTAGAAATTGATGTTAATAATTTGATTTTCATGATAATTATTTTATGTAAAGATAAAAAAAAAGTGCCACTAGTTTTTAAGTAGTGACACTTCTAACTTATTTATGAAATCAAGGCAAAGTTATTAAAATTTTCTTTATACTTTCCATTGATATTTAACTTTAAACATGATTGCCCTAAATTTGGTATTATAAAAAACCCATCATTAGATTCATCCCACAAAGCAAAATAATCAACATATTTTTTTTGATAGGATGGTAAACCAGTACGTCTTAAAGTAATTTGTACACTATTTTTATTTTTTCTGCGATCCTTGCCTAGAAATTTAACTTGTATTTTAAACAGCTTACCATCTTTTTCCAGTATGCAGTCATAATAACTAGCACTAAGTAATTGAGTTGATACATTAAAACCTAAAGAAATGGCAGTTGCTGCAAAATGATATTCAGCAAAACATCCTTTTTGGTTTCCATCCATGCAATTAATATAAAAAAAAAACCAGCTGAATTAACAACTGGCTTTTTAACAATCACAGATTTACAAAACAAAACAAAATTATTACTCAGGATGTGATTGCACTATTTTAATTATTTCGTTGGCATGGTAAAAAATCCTTAATTTTTTAGTTACTGGTAACTGATTAAATGTTTCCATATCTACAGAACTCCGAACTATTGAATCCATATCCAGGACCGCTATCTTTTTATTATCACTCATCACTTGATTTGTTAGTTAATACGGAAATACCTAATAAACCTAGTATTAGAGCTGTTAATAAATCATCTGACAGTATCATAACCCTAAATGACAGAAACAGCAGCAAACAGCTTAAAAAGTGCTTTATATAGAGTTTATTCATTGTTTTTTAGGTTAGATATGTTAAAAGGATTAAAAGTGTTTATAAATTTTTGTTCTAATAAACTCCTTTCGGTTTTTCTTTGCCTTTTAGCTTTAGCAATATTGTGATTGAATTTATCTCTATTTGCCATAATTAAAAATTTAACATTAAGATTAAACATATTGAATAAACAACCACATGAATAGCTATTAGCCATTTCCAGTTGTTAGGATCTTGTTTTAAGAATTTTTTATACATATCAAACATATTTTAAATATTAAAAGGGGGTTTTGACACCCCCATTAGTTTTTTTAGTTTATTGGTAAACCCAATTCTTTTCTAGCATTTATATTTTGTCTAATTTTTTCTTTTACATGAAATCTATAAGATGAAATATATTCTTTTAAATTACTTAGTTGTAATTGACTATCTAAAGGCATTACATTAGTAGATTGAAAATCTGAAATATTACTAATAATAGTAAATAAAACATCCTCAGTTGTTTCATCGGTAATTTTTAAATTTGGGTCGATATGCGAATTAAATGGATTTTTCATAATAATAATTTTATTGTTTTGTTTACACAAATATAAAAGAATATTTTTAAATAGCAAATATATTTTGCATTTAGTTTTATTATTATTTCACTTTACTCCATAAAAAAAGGGGTAATAAATACCCCTTTAATTATAATAATGGTGATTATTACGGAGTTTCTAGTGCTGCTATTGCAGTGCTGAAAGTTCCATTGATAATTCCATTTGGTAAATAAGTCGCTAGTGCAACTCTTTCCATAACTCTAACAGTAACAAATCCCTCTCTAACGTTGATTCCGTCTTGAGTAAAGAACTCAACAGATACGTTGTCTCTAACCCATAACTGAGCCGCTTGAGCGAAATTACCTACTAAGAAAGTTCCCGCTGTAACTTCATTGTTTACAGCAATAGGAGTTCCTAAAAAGTTAGGTTGTAACCCTTGATACACTTGATCTTTAAGATAGTTGTTAGTAGTATCTTTTAATAATAAGATCTTGTGAAAATCTGTTGGGTTTAACATAATGTAGTCAGCTCTATAGTTAGCAATTGTTAACTGATTTAAAGCTGCAACTAATACATCAAACTGGTTAGCTGCTTCAACTGATTGGTAAAATTTACCAGCCGATGAAACATCAAAATCAGATGATGCTGCTACTAAACCATTAAGATTTGGTGATGTACCATTTCCGCCTAATATTTGATCATCCTCAACTTCCATCAATTTAGCTGGAACTCTAGCTGATAAATAGCTAGTGATTTGAGGTGTGTCATGTAACATTTCGTCAGAAATTCTTAAATAAGTACCGATTTTTTGTACGTTAGCATCAACTGCTGTCATATCAAAATCAGATTGTGGCAATGCCGCACCCTCTGCTGTTGGAGCAGCAGCGTTATTGTATCCACTTTCTTTAACATATTTAACAACATCCGAATTAGTTGAACCAATTGGGATTAAGTTTCTTATGTTTTGGTATGTTGTAGGATCAAACTTATATCCTGGCACTCTTTGTGGTGGTATAACCGCTCCAGTGAAATCCGCTGCAACTGTCATATCCGCCTTAATTTCAAAAGAAGATGATCTACTAGATCCGTTTCTCATTGATTCCAAAGCACCCTCGCTAATAGCTTTTGTTAAGTTACCAGCAAATGATTTATCCTCAATTTTATTAGAGTCAAATCTTTTTTTGTTAGATACTTCAATAGCATCCATTCTCTCAGTGAATTTTTGTGTTAGGTTAGCTATCTCTCCTTTTAGAGCTATATCCGCCTTACCAGTTGCTGAATCAACTGCTTGTCCATGAGCTTTTTCCAATTTAGCATCAATGATGTTGCCTAATTGGTCAAGCTGATTTTTTACATTTTCTTCCATTTTAGTAGAATTTTTTTATAGATTATTAATTAAGTATTTGTAAATATCAACCTCTTTACTTTTTCCAACTGGCTCAGTGATTTCCTGGATCGGCTGAGTAGCATTTTTGAAATATGTTTTGAGTTTAAGTATTTCTGATTCTAAAGCATATCCCATATCGTCTGAGATATTGCCCTTTCTAAGTAGTTTACAGATATTATCATATCTTTTGTAAACTTGATCAATATTGGATATTCCTTTAACATCCATTATCTTAGCTTGATCGTTTGCTGCTAATGTAACAGCACTAATTTCGTATAGTTTAACTTCTCTTATTTCCCTATAATCAGCTTTTAATTCTTTTACAATTGGCATAATACCAACAGAATTTTCAGTGATTACTCCAGCTTTCATCAGTTCAATAACATCAGCACCTAATTGAGTTTTTGGTATTTCAGCAACAAAAACTAAACCTTTTTCATCTTCAAAAAGCTCATTCATCTTACCAATTGGTTGCATCATATCATGCTGATATAAATATTTAACTCTGTTGCCATTTTCTTGTATCGTTTTTTGATATGCACCCCTTCTAATAATATCATTGTCGCTATCAAGATTATCAAAATAAGAACCATATCCTTTTACGATATTATTCTTTTCATCAAAGTCGAGTATTTGCTCATCAATTAAAGCCGATTTATATATAAATTCCATAACTATATTTTTTACAAAATTACTAAAAATTAATTAC